TATAATAAGAAAGGTATGTATACAGGAGGTAGAACTCATGAAGTTTTATCTAAATCAGAGATGAGAAAGAACGTAGAACAGTTACCAGATCATATGCAGTTTCAAGATAAAGGAGTAGTAATTCAAGTATCAGATGCTTGCAGCGAACCTTTTAAAGCTAAAGTACAACCAGGTACAATAGTAGAGGTTGATCCAACAGCTTTCAATCCTGGAAGAATGCAGAGATGGATTCATAAGGATAATGTTACGAATGATTTCGATAACTACTTTATTATACCAGAATTTGTAATTGAAAATATAGTAAAGTAATGGCAGAAATAACTTGGAATAATATAAAACAATTTGTTCAGGGAAACTTGAGAATGTTCGCAGATACACTTGGTAGATATACTACCAAGTATTTGCGTTTGGATAAACACATTCAGGAACAAGTCTTCTATAGAGGAAGTAAGTGTCAAGATTGTTTAAAAGAGAGAAAATGCCTTTATTGTGGCTGTGCTGTACCTGGAAAATGGTTTGCAGATCAGCAATGTAAAGGAAAGAGATGGCCTGATATGATGCTAAAAGCTGAAGATTGGGACAAATATAAACAAGAAAATAATATTGAAATTGACTTGGATGGAAAAGGATTGGTTTAAATATTGGATTCGAGGAATTCATAGTATTTATATTGTACCTCCTTATTTAATAGAATGGGAAGGTAGGTAATTAGCATTACAAGATGAAATAGAACAGGGATTTTATGATATTCACGATAATAAATAATATACCAAGAATAACTCCTGAGGGTTTGTTTGTACCTGAAATGTTAGATATATGGAATAATGATAAGTCTAAAGATAAGCAATTAGCTACTAAGGAATTAATCTACATCTATCATATGTCTGATCCTAAATCAGTGTATGCAAAACTATCTCAAGATACAAAAGAGAGAGTTATTATTCATGATTACTTTACAGAAGAAGAAGACTGGAAACCAACAGAGATTATTCAAAAGGCAATAGAAAAATATAAGATGCTTATTGAAACTCCTATTACAAGATCATTTAAATCAGTATCAATTGCATTAGATAAGTTAAATAAGACATTGGAAAACTTAGATGCAGCAGATGCAAGAGAGATGAATCAAATAGGTAATACAATAGAGAAGTATGAGAAATATGCTCAATCTTATATTAAGCTAAAAGAAATCTCTGAAAAAGAATTAGAAACAACAAGAAAGATTAAGGGTGGTATTAGACCATCAAGTATACTAAATGATTAAAGGCTCATACATATTACCAGAAATAGCATCTGAATGGACAGATGAATTGTTATATAAGGAAATTCCCAAATCAATAAATGGAAACATCTCTGAGATGTCCATATCCAATCCGGTTAGGAATACACAATGGACTTACCTTAAATTTCACAATGCATCTCTATTCTCTCCAGCTGCAAACGACTTCAACAGATCCCTAAAAGCATGTAAGGGTACAAGCTTACAACCTTCATATACAAATGCAATAGAGGGAACTATCCAGTATAACGAGTACTGGGAAACGCAGCGAAATAGATGTATTAATGGGTATGAGCCACTTATAGATGGTGTTCCCTGTGGTGTTAAAATTACAGGTGAACACTATTTCTATTTAAACTTTACTCGAATTAGAAAGTATACTAGAGATGAAAGAACAGGTGAAGAGATCAAAAGATTAGACTTTCCTGACTTCTGTTCTATGGATTACTACTGGTTCTTAGAATTGGAAAAAAATGAGAATCCACAAAAGTATGGATTACCTAGTTCTGCAAAGAAAGGAATGATATGTGCTAAAGCACGTAGAAAGGGTTATTCTTTTAAAAATGCAGCAGGTGCTTTATGGAAGTATACCTTCTTTAAAGAATCATTCGTAATCATAGCTTCTTATTTAGAAGAATTTGCTAATGCAACTATGAGTATGGTTCTTGAAATGTCAAACTTCTTAAATGAATTTACTGAGTTTAGACATCCAAGAATTACAGATAGACGAGATGAAATAGAGTCTGGTTATGAAGAGAAAGATGGAAATGGAATCGTAATTAAGAAAGGTTATAAATCTATTATAAAGATTATGACCTTTAAGAATTCAGCATTTAAATCAGTAGGTAAATCAGCAACTCGTATGATATTTGAGGAAGCTGGCTTATTTCAGAATCTTAAAACGGCATATACAGTATCTGAACCACTATTTAGAGATGGTGATCGTATGATTGGTATACCTATTATATTTGGTACAGGTGGTGATATGTCAGGAGCAACACAAGACTTTGCTGATATGTTCTATAATCCTAGTAAATATGGATTAGCTGAATATAATAATATCTATGAAAAGACAGATATAAATGGTAAATGTGGTTGGTTTGTAGATGAAATGTGGTTTAGACCTGGCGATCTAGTAGTTGATGGTAAACTATATCATGGTATAGATGAAAATGGTAATGCACATAGATGGGTTGCTGAATATAATTTAGATCTTGAGAGAGATTCTAAAAGAGGTTCAGATAAGAAAGCTTATAATACTGCTTTAACTCAAAAATGTAAAACACCTTCAGAAGCATTCTTAGTAACTGAGGGAAATGTATTCCAGACTGCTGAATTATATGCAAGATTATCTAAACTTAAGTCAGATGATAACTTTAAATACTTAGGTACACCTGGAGAGCTTGCTGAAATAGATGGTAAGATTACTTGGGTACCTGATTTGAAAGAGAAACTAAAACCATTATTAAACTTTCCACTTAAACCAAATCAAGATACAGAAGGTTGTATTATAATGTATGAGCCTCCTATTGATTACAATGGAGTAGTACCAGATGACTTATATATTATTGGTCATGACCCTTGGGGTATCAATGCTGAAGGTGGTAAATCATTAGGTGCTACCTATGTATTAAAGACTAAGAAATTAGGACTACAAGGATTTGGACATGATGAAATAGTAGCTGAGTATGTTGGTAGACCTGATCCAGGTGGTATGGATGAGTACAACTATAACATGGAAAAGTTAGCATTGTATTATAATGCAAAGATTAACTTTGAGAATGACCGAGGTGAAGTAAGACCTTTCTTTACTAAGAGAAAGAGATTAGATTTACTATGTCCTCCACCATATACAACTATTGCTAGACATCTTCAGAACTCTAATATGGCTGGACGTAAGTTTGGTTATTCAATGAGTTCAGATACAATGAAAGGTATTGGTGAACAATATCTATATGACTGGTTAGGAGAGAGAAGAGGAATAGATGATAACACTGGATTAGAGTTAACTAATATAGATTTCTTAACATCTAAACCATTAATAGAAGAATTAATTGCCTATAATCGTAAAGGAAACTTTGACCGAGTAATGGCATTGATAGGTTGTATAATTCGATTAGAAGAAATTTACAATCCTTATGAAAAAGAGAAAGGAGATAAAGATCCTATGGATTTTATTTTTAATAACTCTAAACTATTTAAAAACAACAAAAGAGAACAATATATATATTAAGTATGAGAACCTTTTTCCCAAAACAAAGATTATCTTATTCTCAGAAATCAGAAAATGATTTTGAGAAAGTAAGACAATTTGTAAATTCAATTGTTAGATATCATCAAGAAGATTTTTGTTTAACATGTGATGAACATAAAACAGGACATAATGATGATAATACCTATAATGGAATGAATTGGCAGCATAGACGACTAAAAAATATGCTATCAAATTATCGATTATATAACAACCAATTAGATCAACAAGATTTTGTTGAATATTGTGATTCACTAGGAATCAAGAAAGAAATAGGAGCAATTACTCATGATATTAAAGCCTATAATAAGACATATAATAAGATTAATGTCCTATTAGGTGAGGAATATAAGAGACCAGATAATCAAAAAGTAGTTCTTGTAAATGCAGAAGGTATTAAATCTAAAGCAGCTTACAAAGACAAATTATATCGTGAAGCTATTAATTTTGCTTTACAACAAGAGATATTAAAAGTTAAAAAACAATTTCCAGAGATAAATCCAGAGTCTTACCAATCTCAAGAAGCTTATCAACAAGCTATGCAGGAACAAGAACAACAAATTCAACAAATGGTTGATAATGTTATGAATCCTGAACAGATTGAAAAGTACATGGCAGAAACTTATCTTGATGCAAAAGAGATATTAGCAGGTGACCTGCTTAATTACCTATACTATAAAGAAAACATTAAAGAGAAAAAAAATGATGGATTTAAACATGGAAATATATCAGGTGAAGAACATGTGTGGATTGGAATAGTAAATGGAGAACCAGTAGTGGAAGTTTTAAATCCATTAAAAATGTTTTTTCATAAATCACCTGAAGTAAAATATATTCAGGATGGTCTATATGCAGGCTATAGAACATTCATGACAATTGGAGATGTATTAGATAAATTTTGTGATGATCTTACAGAAGATCAAAAAGATATTTTAGAAGATAGGTATTCATCTAAAATAGATGGTGCTGATTCTAGTCTTATATCACCTAGTATGAAATATGGAGATCTTGATACATATGAATATAAATTTGCAGAACAAGGCAGATATTATGCTCGATTCGGATCTTATGGACCTAGTTTTTATGACGATATAGAAGTTATTCATTTAGAATGGGTATCTCAAAGAGAAGTAGGTTTTTTATCATTTACTGATGAAAATGGTGAGGACCAAATGATGAAAGTAGATGAAAGTTTTGAAGTACCTAAATATGCTAA